ACCTGAAGGCATAGAAGCAATCCACTCATAAATAGTTTGACCATAAATGTGACGTGAATTGGTAATCTCAGCCCACAATGCAGTACGCATCCTGTTACCCTCTATATCTTTGGCTCCGTACCATTGATTAATGATAGAGAGTACTCCATTTAATAGATAGGGTTGTTCATGTCCATCGAACTTACTAAAATCACCAGCCCCAACGTATATACCGTCGGTACGTTGACCATGCACCTTCAATCTGTCGGCAATATATGACCATTGATCACTGTAAGGATTAACACCGACCCCTGATCCTAAAGCTATATTCTTTTCTACGAAAGCGGCCATAAAAGCTCCGAAGTATACTCTAACCAGTAGCAAATATATAAACATTCCAGCTGAGAACAAACGTGTACTTCCACTTAACCACTTTTCTATAGCTCTCTTCTCATCTTTTAAACAATCTACGTAGAGCCATATAGGTCTTATTCCCGCTTTATACTTATCAAGAGCCTCATTATATTGTCTTCTAAGTTCTTCATAAGCTGCTTGTTTTTCAGCAGGAGTAGATTTATCAGAAAAATAGACCTTTTTGGGGTTATTTTTATCTAAATTCATAGGCCAACCTGGACTAGTAGAAGAGGTTATCGGTCCTATACCTCTGAATCCGTGTAATGCCTCATCGAAAGTAATTAATACGCTCCTATCATACATATAGTCAGACGTTTCTGAATATATGAGTTTAGAGTAGTCATAAACTACTTGTTTGCATATTATCGTGGATATCGATACTACGTCTTTGCCGTAGTTATCTAGAGCCTTTTCGTGAGGATTGATAAGATTTCCATCTTTATCAAAAAATGGTTTAAGTCTAGCAGGTATAGTACCTGGCGAATCATAAGGAGCAGGTAAATTTCCGTGGAATTTGCTCTTCTTTATATGAGATTGGAATGGTATAGGCGCTGCCATTGATGGAGGAACTTTGCCAAGAACTGTGATTCCGGATTGACTCTGTAATCCCTCAACGGCCTTGATTTCCAATGGCAGTTCTTCTTCTTCCACAATGGGTGAGCCTTGAAGCCCAATCGCTTCAAGATCTGACTTGATTGATTCTTGAGTAAATACAGCTGAAACACCGAAGTCATTGTATCCAGCAACGTGGAATCCCATAATACATCTACCATTATCATTCTTCATATTGTTAAACAGTAACGCCCCACAATCGCCTCTTTTGGTATCAGAGTTGTAAGAGTACGTATTTGTTAAGACATATCCAGCATCAAAGGTTTCAGATTTTACTAAGTAATGGGTCGAATCTAGTTTTGCTTTAACGTGTCTGTATGATATTGAGTTTCCGCTAGAAGATAGCGAGGAACTAACTAGTGTTGAAGGAATTTTGTTGCATTTCTTAAATGTATCAAGATCAGAGCAACTGACAACGTATTTCATAATACCGCAACTATTTAACTGGGTATTAGTCAATTCCAAGTATATAATGTCATCTTCAATTGATGCATCTGACATGTA